GCCGCCCCCTGGGCCACCGTGCCGATGCCGGCGGTGTTGATGATCCCGGTGAAGTTCTCGCCGGTGCCGTTGCCGGTGAGGACCTGGTTCTCGAGGCCGATGCGGATGTCGACCTCGAGCTCGTTCTCGAGGATGCCCTGAACTCGGCCCTCGTCGGCCAGGACCTCGCGCGGCGCGGTGATCATGACCGGGATACGCCGCACCGTCGAGGTCTGACGCTGGAACCCGAGGGTCGCCGACGGGGCGTTGGTGCCGGTGGCCGTCGGAGCGGCGGCCAGCACCCGCGACGTCTGCTTCGTCCAGTAGATGATGTCGCTGTTGGTGGTCTCCTTGTTGACCAGGTCGATGAGGCGGACCTGGCGAATCGGAATCTCCACCGGCGGGAAGATCTGGAGGTCGGGGGTGATCAGGGACTGGCCGGAGGGCAGGTCCAGGCCGGCCCGGGCCCGGAGGGTGTCCATCAGCTCCTCGCGGGTGAGGACGGTCACCGGGTCCATGTTGATCCGGGCCTTCTCCTGCAGCGGAGCGCCGGAGCGGAGGAGGGACTGGTAGGCGTCGGACTCGACGACACGGCGGCCGACCGAACGGCGCCGGCCCGGGCCGGTGGGCTGAGGGCCCTTGCCGTTGGTCCGGCCCGTCCAGCCGTAGAGCCGCTCAAGCCGCTCCCGGAGCTGGTGGGCCTGGTCCATGCGGATGTCGGCTTCCTTGTACGCCTCGTCGATCTTGGTGAACGAGTCGGCGTCGGACTCGTGGAGGGAGGACAGGTCGAGGCCCGACGCCTTCATGTCCTCCCGCATCTTGTCGGCCACCGCCCGCTTCTCGACGGCCTCCTTGTTGAGGCGGTCGATCTCGGACCGGAGCTTGATGACGTCGCTTTCGACGTCCACGACGTCAGGCATTGTTCCCTCCCTGTGGAGCGGTGGTCGTTGGGGCAGAGGTTGCCGAACGGCTAACGAGGTCGCGGAGGAGTTCGAAGCCCCAGCGCGACGACAGCAGGCGGGACATCATCGCCGGGTCGGTGGCCGCGTTGTCAGCGTGGTGGTCATGGTTGGCGTCGCCGGAGTGGGTGTGTTCATGCTCGTGGGTTTCGTCACCGCCCTGGGAACCCATGGCCGAATGGGGATGGGTGTGGGTGGTGTCGACCGGGCCGTGGCCGGCCCGGGCCCGCGAGGCGTCGTCGGAGTCGTCGTCGGTGATGCCGAGGGCTTTGAGGAGCTGGTCGACGAGCCGGTCGAGGTTGGAGGCGAGGGAGTCGACCTCGGTGTTGTCCGAACGCTCCAAGAGGGAGCGGACCGCGGCGGCCACCGCCGCCGACTGAAGCTCGGGCGCCTCTTTGCCGGCGTCGGTCAGGTGCTTCTTCAGGTGGTTGTAGACGCCGCTGCGGTCGGCGTCGGGGATGGTGGTGCCGCCCCGGCCGCCGTTGAGGACACCGATGCCGGTGGAGCAGGCGGTGGTGTTGGCCGCGCCGATGGACCCGTCGGCGGAGACCTCGTGGTGGATGAAGCGGTAGGCGGCCTTGGTCGACGGGTCGCCGTCGGGATCCTGCCAGGCGAAGGCCTGCCGGTAGTAGGAGGCGTCCTGGTCGGTTTTGAGGTTGGCCTTGTTCTGCGGCCCGTCCCAGGTGTCGCTCGAGGTGGCGGTGGAGTGGGAGGCGATGGCCGCACGGGCGTCGAGGTCGATACCGATACCGCCGCCGATCCCGGTGTTGGTCGAGGTGCTGGCCCGGACGATGAGGCCGTTGGTGCTCGAGGTCGTCACCGTCCAGTCGGGCCGGAAGTCGATGTCCGGCACCGAGAACAGCTTGCGGAGCCGGACCACCTCCTTCTGGGCCGCCGTCTCGCCGCCGTCGATGTAGACCGGGCGCGACCGCAGGTCGAGCGTCTCGGTGCCGGGGTTGGCGCCCCGGAAGCAGGCTGTCGCTTCGACCAGGTCGCCCTTTTCGATCTGGTCGACGTACTTCTCCCGCTCGTCGTTGACGATCCGCTCGGGGAAGAAGGCGATCGACCACTCGTTGACCGCCCGGGCCTGCATGGACCGCCAGATGCGGGCCACCTGGGGGTCGTCCATGTACAGCTCGCCCCGGACGATGAGGCCGTGGTCGTGTTCGGAGGCCTCCCCGTGGCCGATGGGGCCGCCCCGCCAGTCGTGCTCCCAGCAGATGGGGATGGCCGGGTTGGCAGCGATGGAGTCGGCGAAGGCGCCGGGCAGGATCCGCTCCTGCCAGCCCCAGCCGATGTCGTAGGTGGTGGTGTAGTCCGAGACCAGGGCTTCGAAGCGGCCCTCGCCGGCGTCGGGGGCGGCACGGGTCTCGACCCGGATGCGGCGGAGAGCAGGGGCAGCGGTGGCAGCGGTGGCAGCGGTGTCAGCCATGCGCGGCAGAATCCGGCCCCGCTAGCGTCCGCGGAGCCGGATCGGGCTGCCGACGAAGGATGGCCTTACGAGGGCTGCGAGGTCTGGTCGGGAGGGTTTGCCGGCGCCGCCGTCCCCGCCTGGGTCGAGGAAGCCGCCATGTCGGTCGACGTCGTGCCGGCGGCCGCCGCCTGCTGGGCCGCTGAGCGGTCGGCGTCGACGTCGCGGACGTCGGAAGGGGCGTTGGCTTCGGTGTCGGCGCCGTGCTGGGTCGAGGCGTAGGGCCCACCCCAGCCGGTCGAGGTGTCGGCGGCGAAGCCGGGGAGGACGATGACCCGGTACTCCCGGGAGATCGGGCCCTGGCCGACGTCGTCGGACTCGATCAGGACGACGAAGCCGGTCTCGTTGGTGTCCAGCTCGACCTCGTAGGCGCCGTTGTCGTCCAACGTGGCGGTGGTCGAGTCGCCGCCGGCCATCGGGGTGATCGTGACCGTCCCGCCTTTGGCCTCTTCGTGGATCCCTCTGATGATGGTGGTCATTGCGTTGTTGGTCCTTTCTGCTATCCGATGCGGACGACGGCCATCGAGGCGTACCAGACGGCGTCGGCGGCTTCACGGTTGGCCACGAAGGCGGCGATCCGGCTTCCGGCCTCCATGTAGTAGGTGCCTGTCACGCTGACGGCCACCGCCCCCTGGACCATCTGGGCGTACTGCTGAATCTGGTCCGGGGTCCCCGCGTTGAGGGTCACCGAGAGGTAGGAGAGGCTGTTGGTGACGTTCGAGTCCGGGTTGGCGCTGACGGTGACGGAGTAGACACCGGACTCCTTCACCGTCGGCTGGGCATGGTCGGTCAGATCGAGGGGGTGGTCGGTCGAGGCGCCGGCCACCTCGAACCAGGGGATCGGCGTCGGGGAGGCGACGGCGGCGGTGTAGCCGTTGTTGTCGTTGCCGGTGTCGTAAAGGCCCCGGGTGATCGTGAGCCCAGCCACCGGTGGCGCGTCGAGCTGCGTCCACGAGCCGCCCGGCGGGGCCACTCCCCGCGACGGATCAGCCGACCCCCACTCGTAGGTATGGCCGCCGTAGGTGACCGTCTCACCCTGGAGGTACTGCCTGGTGTTCGACCATGCCGCCGGCATCTAGTTGCCCTCCTGTTCCGCGTCGGGGTCGGCACCGATGTCGCCGGCGTCTTCTTCTCCTTCCGGAGCCGGTTCGAGCTCCGGCACCGGTTCTGTCTCCGGGGTCAGGTCGGAGGTGGTGGTGGGCACACCGAACCCGAGCGGGATGGTGCCGCTGCCCATCCACACCGTGTCCGCCTCCGGGAACGGCAGGTCGGGCAGGTTCTCCTTCCGCCGCCGCTCGTTGACGGTCAGGGTGGTGCCCATGGCGGCGTAGGTGGTGGCCCGGTCCTTGAGGTCGGGCCGGAGGCGCTCGTCGAGGTCGAACTCGCACCAGTGGTAGTTCCAGAGAGGGTTCTGGGAGATCATCTGGGCCCACATCTCGTCTTCGTGGAGGGTGGCCCACGGGCCCAGGGTGTCGCGGACGAACTTCCCCCGGGCCTCGAAGACGTTGGCCTTGATGGCGTTGTCGAAGATGCCGACCATCGGCGGGTCCACCCCGTAGACCCCGAAGATCTCCTCCCGGGACAGCTTGATCAGCTCGACGAGGGTCGGGACGCCGGTCGCTTCGGCGATGGGCTGGTACTCGGCCGAGGTGATGACCACGTTGCCGGCCGACTCCGGGGCGGTGTAGAGCTGGCGGAACTGTTCCCGGATGGCGTCGACGTCACCGGGCTTGGGCATGTTCTGGAGCTTGAGGATGCCCGAGGGGCGCGCCGCGTTGCCGTAGAAGCTGACCAGGTGGCGGTCGATGGCGTTGTGGAGGGCGATGGTGTACTGGAGGGCCTCGATGGGCGAGACACCCACCACCGACTCCGGGTCGTCGCCCCAGGAGTAGTGGATGACCTCCTCGGGGGCGAAGGTTTTCGAGCCCGAGACGCCCGAGACGGTGTAGCCGATGGCCTGCATCGGGTCGTTGGAGTTGACCCTGACCCGCCGCCACGGCACCGGCCAGAGCTCCGAGGGCCCGTAGGGCCCCCAGTTGAACACCTGGAGGGCGTTGCCGAAGATGGCGGTGTCGAGGGTCGTCTTGAACACCAGCTTGCGGCGGCTGATCCGCGGCGCCGGCTGGCGCATGAGGTTGTCGAGGAGCACGCCGGCCGGCGGACGCCCGGGGCCCGCCGGTGGCACATCCCCCCGGATCCGGCGCCGCTCACCGCTCGAATCGACGGTGTAGGTCCGGATCGGGATGGACGACAGGCCCCGGGCGATGAGGTGGACGCAGGCGAAGATGACCGGGTTGGTGCGGTAGACCCGGGAGATGGCCAGCATCCTCGTCTCGCCCGACGGGAGGCGGGACAAAGGGATGGCCTGGGCGCCGCCGAGCTGGATCCGGCCGGTGTCGATGCCTGAGAGGGGGTAGGCCCGGGCCCGGGGGATGGTCGGTATGTCGGCGACGTCGCCGGCGGTCGTCAGGAGCTGCGGCACATCGGGGAGTGTGGCGGGCGGCTAGGAGGGCTCAGTCGTTCCAGAGGCGGACCACGGCCATGCAGGGGTCCTCGCCGGCCTCCCACCGTTCGTCTTCCTCGTCGGTGGTCGGGACGCCGTCGTGGGTGGAGCAGACGACCTCCGAGCACCACCCCCGGAGCCGGCCGTACTCGAGCCACTCGTCGATGGTGAGGGTCAGGGCCGGTGTCACGGGCGCACCCCGTTGGCCGCCGGCGGCACCTGGGTGAAGTTGATCCGGTCCTTCGGCAGCCAGATCCGCCCTCCGAGGCCCACTGACTTCTCCCCGCCGAGGTATTCCGCCTGCTCGAGGAGCACGCCGTTCTCGTTGGCTTCGACGACCAGGCCCTTGATGGTGGTGTCGTCGGTGAGGTGGACCCACAGGGCCCGGCGCCGTTTGGCGGCGAACCAGTCGGGGGCCGGCGGCGGCTTCTCCTTGGCCTTCTGGGCGGCGAGGGTGTCGTGACGGGCCCGCATGGCCGCGGCGTACATCTCGGCGGCGTCGGAGCGGGCCTCGCCGGCCTTGGTGAGGGTGAGCGCCGACCAGCCGGCCAGGATGATCGCCATGACGCCTGCGATCCAGCCGGTGAGGACGAGGACGGTCATTCCACCTCCAGGGCGTCGTTGATTCCCAGCAGCCAGCCGATGGTCTCCCGGTTGAGGGTGTGGACGGCCCGGGCGTCGGCCTCGGTGAGGGTGTCGGCGGCGGCCCGGACGGACTGCATGAGAGCTTCGGCGTTGTCGCGCAGGTCGGCGGCCTGGGTGACGAGGCTCACCATCCACCCCACAGCCGCCGGTCGTTCAGGAACCAGCGGATGGTGGCCTCGTGGATGGCGTCGCGCAGAGAGCGGACGCGCCGGTCCCAGCAGAACCGGCAGACACCGCCGCTCGAGAACCTTCCACACCTACATCTCCGCATCGTCGCCGTCCTCGTCGGGGTCGCGGAGATGGCAGTCGCACATGCACGGAGCGCCGCAGGTTTTGCAGGTGAGGCGGCACTCGTCGTGGAGGTCGTGGATGCAGTAGGTGGAGTAGTAGTGGGGGTAGAAGGTCATCCCCCCGCCCCACTCCCGCCGGACCGCGCGTCCGTCCCGAGCAGATGGCGGACGAGTTTCACGACGAGCTCCTGGTCATCTGGTTCGAGCGGGGATGCGGCGATGGCGTCGGCGAACTTGTCTTCCCACGACGATGCGACCGCCGGGTCACGCAGTCCGAGGTGGCGGGTGAGATAACCCCGGCGCATCTCAAGCGCGTCCTCGAGGCGCATCGCCGACTCGATGCTGGGCAGTCGGCCATGAACCCAATTGCTCACAGCAGAGGCCGAGTGACCGCTGCGCTGCGCCAACCTCTGCCCGCTCATGCCTCGGAGCCGCATGGCCGTCACCAAGGCCGTAGTGAAGGGGTGTGTCGGTGTCATGCACCCGAGTATGGGAACTCCACCGAGGCAGACAAGGGCCCGAAAATGGCCCCGCATCCCGGTGCATCTCGGTGCACGCCCAGAGGCGCAAGTTTTTTCGGTGAAACAGCCGGCGTTCATGATCCGGTGTCCACGAAGATGGCGAAGTCCCCGCCGCCCTCGCCGGCCATGTACTGCTTGATCGACATGACCAGGGCCACGATGCCGTCGATCTTCTCCTTGCTGTGCTTCTTCGACGGCTTGATGAGGCCGTTGGAGTCGGTGAACAGCTCCACATTGTCGGCCATCCACCGCAGCACCGGCTGACCCCCGTGGCGGAGCCGTCGCAACCCCAGCCTCCGCTCCAGCTCCTTGGCCGCGGTGTTCAGCTCCGAGGTCGTCTGGGCCACGCCGGTGGTGGGCAGGCCGCCGTCGTCGAGCTTGCGGATGAGCTGGGTGGCGTTCCACCGGTCGTAACCGACGTCGCGGATGTTGAACTTGGCGGCGTCCCGGTCGATCTGGGCCTCGATGACGTCCTGGTCGATGATGTCGCCGTCGGTGATGGTCAGGTCACCGTTGCGGGCCCAGGCCAGCAACAGGTCCTTCATGGCACCGCGGCGCTCGAGGGCTCCGGCGGGGATCCAGAAGCGGCTGATGATGTGGTCGCACTCCTCGCCGGGGAAGAACATCACCCAGGCCGAGAAGTCGGAGGTGGCCGAGAGGTCGAGGCCGCCCCAGCACTCCCTCCCCTCGAGCTGCCCCTCGACGACCAGGCCGGCGTTGGCGTCCCACAGCAGCATGTCGAGCCAGCGCGTCACCTGGCGGACCCACTGGTTCAATCTGAATTGGCGGAAGGTGTTCTGCTTGGAGAGGGAGGCGTGGGCCTCTTTGAATTCGGCCCGGAGGGTGGCGATGGAGAGGAAGTCGCCCAGGCCGGGGTTGGCCTCGAACCAGTTCATCTCGTCGGTCCAGTCGGCCTCGGGCGGGGTGTTGCGCATGTAGACGAAGCGCGACGGGTCGAGGGCGGGGTCGTCGCGGACCTTCTCGGAGTAGCGGTGCTCCTCGGCGGCCATGGAGAACGGGTCGTTGCCGGCGGTGGTGATGGCCAGCATGAGGGGTTGGGTGCGCGTCCCCATGCCGGTCTTCAGGTCGTCCCACAGCTCCCGGGACGGCTGGGTGATGATCTCGTCGAAGAGGATGCCGTGGGGGTTGGTGCCGAGGTTGCCGCCGGCGTCGGAGGCCACCACCTGGTAGAAGGACCCCGTCGGCTCGAAGACGATCCGCTTTTTGGAGTCGACGACGATGAGCTGCTTCTTGTCGATGAGGCGCGACAGCACCGGGGACAGCTCACACATCCGCTTGGCCACCTGGTAGACGACCCCGGCCTGCTCCCGGTCCTTGGCCGCCCCGTAGACCTCGGCCTCCTCCTCGCCGTCGGCGATCAGGAGATAGAGGCCGGCGCCGGCGACGAGCTCGGACTTGCCGTTCTTCCTTCCGAGTTCGATCCAGGCCAGGGTGTGGGCCCGGACCCACATGTCGAGCTGGGAGTCCCAGCGGACCCGGCCGAACAGGGGCCGGATGATCTCGTCGCGCTGCCAGTCGGTGAGGACGAACGGGGAGCGGGCGAACCGGCCCTTGGTGTGGACCAGGACGCGCTCGTACCACCGCTGGATGTGGTCGGCCCGGCCCTCGTCGAAGGCGACCTGGTTAGGGCGAGGCTTCGAACGCCGGGCGGCCACCGAGGAGCTCCTTGAGGTCGTCGTCGGTCGGCTTGGGGAGGTTGATGCGCGACCGGCTCGAGGGGGTGAGGCCGAACTCGGCGGCGAAGGCCCGGACGTACTGCATGGAGGAGTGGGCGACGCGCACGGCGGGGTTGGTCTTGGCCGTGGCCAGGAGCTGGACGACGTTGCCGTCCTCGTCGCGCAGCTCCCGGTCGAGGGTGTAGATGACCATGCCGTAGCGGGCGATCTCCTCCTCGGCCTGCTTGAGGAGGGCCCAGGCCTCGCAGTAGGTGGCCAGAGCGCCGCGGTCGACGAGGGTCAGCATCCCGATCCGGTCGAGCTCGGCCGTGACCCGCTTCCACTCGTTCTTGGCCTCGGAGGGGAGCCAGGAGGGGCAGGTGGGCGTCTTGGGCTGGGGCTTGGGCTCGTTGATGGGCTTGGCGTTGCCGGGGTTACCCCGGAGCTGGCGGACGTTCTCCGGCAGCGGCTTGCGGCCCCTCACGTGTACCGCCTCGAGCCGTCCATGCGGCCGTGACAGCGACGACAGGCGAGGACGACGTTCCCGATGTCCTCGCCGCCGCCCTGGCGGTGGGCGACGATGTGGGCCTGGGTCAACCCCCGGCCGTTGCCGTCGTCGCCGGGATGGCCACAGAAGTAGCAGCGCCGGCCGAAGGCCTCGAGGACCTTCTCCCGCTGGGCGGCCCACTGGCGGGTCTTCCGGTAGCGGGTGGAGTCGTCGGACCGCCGTCCTCTAGGCACTGGCCGCCTCCTTCGCTTCCCGGGCCTTGGCCTTGCGCTCCGCCCGCCACTGGGGCCCGTTCTCGTTCCACCACCGGCGCTGGCGGGCCTTCTCCCGCTCCCGGCGCTCGTCGTCTTCGATCTGGCGGTCCACGGTGCAGTGGACGCACCAGCCGAAGCGGGACCCGGCGTCGACGTCGCGGATGGCGCAGCGGGGGCAGACGGCCGAGCGGCCCTCGGCCTGGCGGAGGGCGACGTAGCGGGCCAGCTCGGCCGTGGCCCGCTCCACGGCGTCGTGGGTGAGGGCGTCGCGGTGGAGCATCTCGGCCACCGCCGAGGCCGGGATCCGGCACATCCCCCGGCCCCCGGGGCCGATGAGGGTGACGGTGGGCAGCGTGCCGGCGACGCGCCAGCGGAACACGGTCTTGGTGCTGACCCGGAGGATCTCGGCCACCTCGGCCATGGTCAGCAGGCGCTCGTCAGCCACGCCGCAAAGAAAATTTTGGTGCTAGCGGACTGGCCGGGACATCCATAACAGCCCCCTCGGCCAGGCCCAGGGCTATCCCCTGGCGCTCCTCGGAGTTCCAGCCGCCGTAGATCCCGTGCTCCAGGTGCTGGTCGATGGCCCGCCAGAGGCAGGGAATACGGGCCGGACAGCCGGAACAGACCGCCCGGGCCTCGTTCTCGAGCGCCGGGTCGAAGAAGAGGTCGGTCGCCAGGTCCCGACAGGCCCACTCGGACGGCCACCCCCAACCCGCCATCACCGTCACGTTACCCCGCCGGAGCAGGTTGGTATGTCCCAGTTCCTGGCAAATGTTGGCACCGAGTGTCACGTTTTGTCCGATTTTCCCAGCGGTTCGAGCGAGACTCGGGGGCCGACTCCGCCCCGGGCGAAACATGCCGACATAGCCCCCCATGGCCGGCCATCGACGCATGAGTCGGACCAAAGTGGGACATAGTCGGACACGGGGTACGTCGTCACCCGTTCCGCCCGTGCGGCATGTG